GAGCCTGGGAGCCGCTTCTATGGTGGCCCCCGCTTCCTGGATTTTGCGGATAGGGGTAGCTGCGAGCCGACCAGCTTCCTTGAAGAAGTCTCCTACACCATTAATTTGGGCGCCATTTATTTTGCGAGACACTTGCTTGGCAAGATCCTCGCCAGCTTGCTGCTCACCATAGATACCGGCGCCGCCACCGCCCGATTGAATCCATCGCTGATACGCATCATCCTGCTTCATGGCGGATTTAAGACCGTCCATCCAGGCCACTACGATGCGGCCGGGATTCTTCGGAAGGTACTGTGAGTTGGAGGCCAGGGTCTTGAAGTCGCGAATCGGGTTCGTAATAAGCACAAAGGGTAAATTTAAGGAGGTGACAGATTGCTTCATTACGTTGTTAACAGATCCGATCATCTTGTTAAGGTAATTCTGCTGCGCCGCAGTCTTGCCGGTGTACACATCGGCGATTTCCTTGGGGATGGCGAGCTTACCGCTAATGCCTTCTTTGAATCCAGAGATCAGCTCAAAGCCATCTGGCTTCTCGGTGTCAGCCAGCTTCCGAGCCTCGTCAATATTGCTCCGGATGGAGCCAGCAATGTCATCATAAGCGCCCTTAATCGAAGTGATCTCATCTAGCAGCGCCATGTACTTGGCGTCCCGGTTGCCGACCATCTTTTTGAGCCGGGTAATCTCAGAGAGCGGAGCCTCCACCAAATGCTGCAGGAACCGTTGAGTATCCTGGGGGCCCATTTTGGGCGGCGTAGGACCACCCACAGCGTCCATGAGCGCCTGCTCCCCCTTGTCCCTCGGCAAGTACTTCTCCGTGGCCTTACGCGTAGCGACATCGCCCCCTAGACCCTCCGGCGTAAACTTCGGCATGGGTGCTTGGCCACCCTTCTTGAGCGAAATATCTAGCCCTTTCTTCTCGAGCTTGGCGATTTCGCTTACCAGACGACGAGCGGTTTGTCCACGACTCTTGAGTACACGATCCAGGCGATCACGCACGGGGCGAAGCTCCTTGTTGTCCTGGGCTAGAGAGATGCGCCTGGCTACATCTTCAGGGTCGCGAACACGCTGCACCATATCCGGCACCACGTCAGCCAGATTATCCATGGCTTTCCAAATTTGGTTCTTGCTTATTGCTCGCATGGTAGCATCCGTTGAGCGCACTATGGACTCGATAGGATCGAGTAGTTCTGAGCCTTCCTTCATGCCCTTAGCGGCCTTAACCAAATTCTGCCGGGCCAGGTTATAGCTACCGCCACTAGCGAATAGAGCACGGTTTTGGTCGTCTTTGAGGATATGGTCGACGACGTTGAACCTGGAGAAGTAGTCGGCGTGGGTGTCCACAATGGCGCGGTAGGCGTCTTCAGAGATGATGCCTTCGGTCTTCAGCTCGTCGAGAAGCTGGCGGTTGTAATCGACCACGTTATCGACCACCTCATTCGCCTTAGCAAAGCCTTCATCTCCTAGCTTGGATCGGATTTCGTCGATAGCCTGCTGTGCCCGCTCGGGTGACTGGGTGCTGGTGATCCCCTCACGGACGACGTTGCCCGCCTCATCGGTCTTCGTCGCAGCGCGGTCGAGGATCTGGCGAGCCGTGCCTAGTACCTTTACGGCATTGATGTCGGGCGCCTGCTCGAGCATGTCGGTGAGGCCGGTAACGCGCTGCTGGACCCGGCCGGGCATACCGGCGTAGAGCCGCATCAATTCATACGGGTTTTCTTCGGTGGTGAGCTTACGGCCGGTGGTCTCCTCGGCTGCACGGACTAGCTTATTGACGGGCGCCAGCTTATCGAAGAACTGCTGGTATGCCTTATCTTTGAAGCCAGGTTTGTCACGCGCTTTGTCGATGTCAGATGAGTACTTGAACCGGCCAAGCAGCTCATCGGCCGCTTCACCATAACTCTCTTGACGAGATGGTGGCTTTATAGTCTGGGGGGGCGTGACAAGAGGGGCGGGCGCTACCGGGACAGGGTTGCGCGATTCCTCAGCCGCCTGCTTTAATAAAGTGTTTATGGCTTTATCGTCTGTAGAATCGGCCAAAGCCGGAGCAAATTTGCGAGCCACATCATCCGTCACGTTCGGTATAGCTTGCTTAAGAATAGCCGTAGCACCTTCCTCCGTACTCTCTTTGGCAAGTTGTTTGGCTACACTGCCCTTGCCTCCGCCTCCGATATCAAGCGCAGCTAAAGCGGGGGCAATAAACGGAGCATAATCTTCAGAACCCTTCGGTAGCATACCGCGTTCAGCCGCAGCCTTAATAGTAGGCGCCAGCTCTTTCGCTTGGTCAGAGTATGTCTTGATCGGCTCGCGGCCGTAGAGGAATTGCCGGATACCCGTGTTTTCTTCCTGCTGGCTGGTGGTAGCTTCAGGGTCGATGGCGCGTGCGCCAGGTTCAGCCACGGAGCGTAACACTGTCTCCGGGACGCGGGCAAGTCCCTGGGCAACGGAGGTGAGTGCTTGGCCGGTAGCGCCAGGCAATTCCCGAACGATATCGCGAGCACGAACCTCATCGGCGTCGGGAGCGAAGTAGTCGTCAACCGGGCGTCGCACGGCGCTAACAGCCCGCTCTCCAGTGTCGAGCAGGTCATCGAGAAACCCGGTGATCTTGGAGAAGCCGCCTTCTTTATCGCGCTTCTGCTCCTCCTCCTCATCGGCTCGTATTCTCTTGATGAAATCGAGCCATCCAGCCATTAGAGTTGGAACCCTCCGCCGCCACTGCTGGCGCCAATATAGTTAGGATTATTACGGAACGCCGGATTGCCGCCGTTACGAGACAGTGTATCAGCATACGTACCACGGCCATAGAGGTGTGGATAACGCTCAATCAGTTCGCGTAAAATATCCTCCGGCTTCTTACCTTTCAAATTTGGATTCTGCTCGGTAAAAGCAGCGATAGTATCACTATCTCCGTTGAAAGCCGCCTGAGCAAGATCGTTGGCATTACTCCAATCATTGATGTACTGCTGGTCGAGCTGATTCTCGGAGTCTTTGAGGATGTCGACACGGCGAGCGCCGGTGCGCTGAGCAAAGGTATTGATGTCAATCTTTTGGCCCGATGGATCCAGGAAATCAAAGCCCCCATCCTGCTTGCGAACCTTCTGATATTTGTTCGGGTCCATCATGTCCTTCAGTTCTTCTATTCGATTACGCCGAGAGCGCTCCTCTGCCTCGTCAGCCAGCTTGCCCTGAGTTTCGGCGATAGCTCCCATACCGGCCACGGAAGACTTGGTCAGACCTTCGCGAGCATCAGCCGTCATGTAATTTGTAAGCTCAGGAGCATACGAGCTAGAAGGACCCGTAATACCCGGGAGTCCCTGCTGGATTGCCTGGGCAAATTTCTTGAGCTGTTCATCCATATTGAATCCTACCTATAAGTTTGCATAGCCAACGCGAAGTCCTGGGGTCGAACAGAGTTCCGGATACTCGCCAAGAACTGAGCCACACCTTGAGTCCGATAGCCCTCAGTCTGTCCCACGATGTCGCTAAGGCGTTTAGCCTCGTTATCAAGACGGAAGCCCTGCTCCTCGAATGCTAGTTTATCAATATACGAATCGAGATCGAGCTGAATCCCCTTCTTGGCGGCTGTAGCCTTGTTTCCCACGCGAGTATCAGACCGAGCTAAATCCTCGAAGGTACGGGTCTGAAAGATCTGCTTGGCATCGCGCTGACCTTGGAATTCTTCGGTCTGCTGCTGACTGGCTTCGTTGCGAACGCGGGTGGCCTCCCGTACCTGACTCGATCCCATGCTACCAGTAAGGCCGGATGCGGCTACTTCGCGAGCGAGGTTCCGCATGCTGGCATCGTTCTGGCGACCTTCTTGCACCTGGAACCGATCTTCACCGAGACCGATCCGCTCGAGAGCGGCGGCTACGTCTTCGACTGTTCGAGCACGAGTTACTTCGCTATCTTCCAGGCTCTCAGATAAACTACGATCCACGTCAGCACGATCGAGTTCAACCGACTGGCGTTTTGTCTGGAGTACTTTGCCCTCCGGCGCTCCGAATCGACCGGACGAGCTATAATCCAAAAACTCTCTCAGCTTACGCTCATAGAGTGGATTGACTGCGGACTCGGCCTGGCCCCTGGCTCGGTTATAATTCGCCATGATGTCGAAAGCTGGCAGCTTAGGGGTCTGCGCTATCTGGTTTTGTAGAGCCTTGATCTCGGCATTCAATTTAGCAAAATCGGCTGCCGAGTTATCTGGTGGGGGGTTAGTTGTGCCGCGAGCTAACGCCGCGTCCTTGGCTGACTGCGAAACAAAGGGAGCGTAGCTCGGTACGGTCGGTTTAAATATCGACTTTCCAGTCCCAAGGTTCTGGAGTAGTTGAGCACTATTCCCAATAAGTTCAGCCATTTGACGGGTCTCCTTGCCACATTATGCCCAGCCTTAACAGTATTTGCAATTTACTCCTCGTAGTAATCATACGCTGAAACGTGTGAATCATTCGAGTAAATATATAACTTAACCCGCAGAATATGGTCGTCAGCATCGGATGTCACCGGCGAACCAAATGGAGTACTAATACTGTGCTTCAAGTAAACATTGGTTTCATCTGCCACAAGATAGATAGCATCAGTATACGCTCCCGTACCCGAGAAATAAAATATACCTCCGTAATATGCTGATGCTGGCGGATCAATGCTATTACCGTTCTTCGACTTCACGAAGAAAAATGCCATAGCCTCCGGACAGTAGGGTAAGCCGTGGGGGATCGTTAATAAGATCTCAGTGTAAACAGTATCATCAGTAGCCGCTACGAGCGCAGTACCGCCTATCATCGACTCTATAATCTGCATGTGCGCTGGGTCGCGCGTGAGATCCACCTGTAGTCGTGGCCGGTCGGAACGATAAATAAGCCGCCCCGAATCTACACTCTTGCCCGGTCCTGCTATGAATACACCGTAGGTTCGCCTGCTCATGCGGCTACCTCAATAGGATCCTTTAGTACCAGATATGCCCAACTGCCCAACAAAACCGCCAAGGCACCAACAATACGAACCTGCACACTGTTGGCCGTTACCCGGCCAAGAACGTTGCCCATGACCGCGATCTTAGGGTTGCTAGTATCAGTAAGGTCCATTTCGGCAGTCAGATAGGTTGGTGGGTAGCCGAGATCATGAGTAATAACAAGCTCATGGCCATTAGAAACCGTGGCTTCTACGACACCCGTCTGCTGGATTCCCATCGCCTTGGCCTGCGTGTTGAGGGAGTAGTGGGATTTTTCGTCGTCCCGCATGCCCTGGCTGGTCCGGTGCTGGTTGAGAAATTTAGCGCCGATCTTGGACGCGCTGGAGCCGGGACGGGCGCTGATGTGGAGCACTGGAGCCCGGTACTCCACCGTTGGATCGACATCATAAATACGAAGGAAAACCGAATAAGTCCCGGCATCACCCCTGACATACACCTTCTGTCGATCCGCCCACCATGTTACCTCTCCGCTGCCGGATATCTTGCGAGCAGTGAACGCTGGCAAAAACCCCAACTTATGATGGAAAGCCATCGTGTCGCCCGAGCCCCCATGTACCACCTCTACTTCCACCTCAAAAACCGCATCCAGGGTCCTCCAACGCGAATCGAGCGTTTTCTGGTAGTCGGCCGCTCGCCGTATATCAACATTCTCCTGGGCTATCTGGAAGCCAAAATCAGCCATCGTAGGGACCGAGCCTTCCTACCTCGTTCTTATTCTCGTCGAACACAGAGACCGCCCCTCTCCGACCGTCAATGGTGACACGGCCTACTTGCAGAACGTCCCCCATAAACCCCTCAAATTGTTCCTCATCCAGGTTAATCTCCCGACTACCTTTTCCGCCCTGGGCCGAGGAATTAAGAATATTCTGCGTAGGGTCCGATGCTAGGGTACGGCGAAAGAAACCGTTAAATCCGGCGTCCAAATAGGTATAGGATTTGTTACGCTTATCGTCCGCGTTCACTTGGTACGTCCTCCTGGGGAACGTAATAGGGAATCATGCCCTCAATTTTAGGCGGATCACCCTTAAAGCTACCTGCGAATTTAGTATTGATCGCAGTCCCTACCGGCAACTTTTTATCTGCCTGCTCCGAAATAGGCATCCAATGAACACTCTCAGTGATCTCGCCAACAGTAATAAACTGATCTCCGTCAACAGCTACCATCACCTTCATCCCGGCTGCATTCTCAGAAAAAATCAGATAGCCATAAAGCTTCTTGCGCCGGTAGTCTTCATAAGCTGATTTACCCGATTCCGCCTCCATAGCAATAGTCAATCCGGCATCGGTATTACCTGTCTCATCGATATATATTTTACCATCATCAGATAAGAAATACGGCTTCACATATCCGGTTGATTCATCTGTGATCTGGATATTAGCAGCACGCCCCAAGTGCTCAATGGTCCAAGTATTTGAATCAAAATCATAACAGATGCGAACCTTGGATCCTTGTACGGTACCCAGATACAGCTTATAGGTGGAATCGATAACCCCGGCAGAAGCGTCGGCGAGAGCTGCCTGAGTAACATATTGCATTACAGGCCGCTTGATTGCCTTGGATATCTTCTCCTGTTGACCACTGGCATCATTACGAGCATGGATATTTCCTCGAGCATCGAGCCAGATCATCCAATCATCCTCTACGATTTGAAGAGTACGCATTGATATACACCCGACGGCACCGGTTGGCTTGAGGGTCTGCCCGTCAAACTTAGCGCGAGAGTTCCTGGCGAAGAGAACAAGCCGGTTATTGGATTTAATCACAGCAGTAATGGCGTTATCAGAATCGATACCAGTAGGCATCGACAAGAAAAACTCGGCATCTTCGGTTGTGGGATAGTCGGTATTCCACAATATTGTGCGCTTGCCCTTGCGACCATCTAGCCAAATCTCATCATTGTCTCCGAACGACAGCTCCTGTCCTACCACATATATAGTGTCCGTAGCCTTATCCACGCTCAAGATAGTAAGATCGGCTACCTTAGTATCGGTTCCTTTAGTGTACACATCAATAGCCATGCCCGCCTTTAAGTAGCGCACTGAATCAACTTCCAGTGGGGTCGAGATAGCCAGACCAATAAACTCTAGCTCGCCCAGCGTCGTATATGAACCGTTACCCTTGTTGGAAGATATAGTCACCCGATAGTAGCGGTAGGCCGTGGTGTTGGAAAATGCATACACGCGCCTCTCGCTGGCTGTCCAGGCCGGAACTGCCGTCTGAGTATCTAAAGTAGTCCAACTGCTTCCGTTATTTGAACCGGCTAGGTTGAATGTATGCGGGGACCTGTTTATCTCTCCGGCACCCGTTACTGCGTACGAGGTGACAATTCGGGAATTACCCGAGCCAAAATCATACTGGATCCACCCGCTAGTAGCATTAGCGGTCCACTCAGTAGCTGCCTTGTCAAATGCTCTCCAGGCACCCTCACCTGGATTCACCTCGTTTGAGGCTGATGAGGTACCACTCGGAAGTATATTGGATGTCATAGTCGGGACATAATTCTCTTCCACATCAAGAGACTGGTCAGCCCGCACATAGGTGATCGCCCCTAGTGGCGGCGATGACTCGTACGCCCGGTCAGGATAGCGCACCGATCCCACTTTGACGTTACATGCGTACAAAGCTCCATTCCACTCCGCGATATAATGTGCCGCTGGCATATTCAAAATGTTCCGGCTGGTCGACACATTGAGCGTATTGTCAATATTGCGCGGAGTTAACGGCTCGCCGGTAGCCCGTACGTACCCAGTAACATACACCTCGTCCAGATAGTCAAAGAAGAAGACCTCTGAGTTTACCGGAAAATCGCTAATGATTGTGCTCCAAGCACCCGTATCTGGATCCTGGGCCCGCACAATGGTGAAGGTGTCTCCAGAATTATTGCAAGCAACCATGCGGATAGAGCCCGTAGAAAATCGAGCCGTGTGGCCGCCTCGCGGGGTCTTGTTTGTGGCAAATGCATCGCCCACCTGCTCGCATCCGTACCGGCGTCGGAAGGACCCTATCTCATCGTTAAACACAACGTTAAACCCGTTGACTAACTCATTAGGGCGCTTAACCAACCAGCTCGATGCATTCTGAATAGCACCGCTGAAATCTAGTTGCGGGTAGGGTCGAACATTCACAAAGTATATCTCCGTCTGTATCCAGGCATCCGACGCTTAGGCATACTCCTGGGGGTGCCCGTATCGAGACGATTGCTACGCTGCATCTTCACCACCTCGTTGCCGTATTTTGTCGCATAGTCATCGGCAATTCGCTTGAACTGATTATCTACCTCAGATTTGGCTAGGAAGAACGCCATCTTGAGGCGATACTTATAGATCAATTTGTTGGGAGTAATTAACGTATCCGACAAACTAGTCAGCGTGGGAATTTTCTGGTAGAAGTGCAGCCGGATCTTGCCGGTCTGTGAAGTTCGAGGTTTTGGGTGGATATAGAGTCGCATCTCCTCCTCATCGATGGCTACCGCCTGGAGCTCATCGTTTGACGCCCACGAACTATTCTCAAAACGATCTATCCAATCCTCCAAATCATACATGTCCGGCTCATATTTTCTGGAATATCCACCAACGGTATAGGTGTATTTCAAGAAATCAAACTTCCATAGATTTGCTGGCAAGGCAACATAATTCTGATCCGCCACAGTGTCCAACAGTTCATGTGTCTTCTGGAAACGATAAGGGCGATGCGATTGAGTTAGGAGATCATCGCCAACTTCCTGTGCTATAGCAATATAGTCATCAATGGAGAGAACAGAAAACCCGGTGTCATGAACCTCACGGACCACCTGATCCACTACATATCCCAAACTGTCTTCAGGATAGCCAGTAGCCGGTATCGGATCAGAAAACTCGCTCTCTTCGTCCTCAACCGAGTTATAGTTCTTAATCTTATAATAACTTGACGACAGACCCGTCGGGTCATCGTATCTGGTAATACCTTGAGGATCACTATACCTAAGATCTATGGTGTCAATCAGGTTATAGGTGCCTGCAATACTCACCGCACGATAAATCTTTACCTGATCGAATTCGAGAACATATACCGGATCATCAGCGTTGTGAGGCAGCTCAGTCGTACCATCCAAGGTGACAGTAGTACTACCTGTCACGCCATCAGTCTCAGCTACTTCGCTACGTTCGTTGCCCGCCTGACCGATCAGTATTGCCTGCCCAGCAGCGAAACTCTCATTGTTTTTCAGCTCAATAGTAGTAGCGCCCTCATCGGTATACTCCGCCAAGTAACTGCGCTCGAGATCCTTGGTTTCTGGATTGTAGATCTTGACTAGCATTACGATGTCCTTCTGGTTATATTCTAGCGCCTCATGCGGGGTTTGTCATTTCCGGCGCCCTTAAATGGAGGCTTGTTAGCCGTCACACTTTGAATGATGGGTTTGACTCGGCGAAGAAGCCGGATATGCGCATCAGTTGTATGCTGCCGAGTTGGGCTTATTCGCTTAAGAGCGTCGACGGTATGAGTCTTTGTGGAGCGACGCACAATCCTCGCATCGGTAGTGTGTAGCCGTATAAGAACATTTTTCTTGAATCCATCAGTAATATGAGCAAGAGTGAAATTTTTACGTTTCAAAGCGTCGGTAGTATGGCGACGCTGAAAACCAATAAAGGCGCTAGTGGTGTGAGTGCGCAATGTAGCTCGACGCTTATTGGCATCCGTGGTGTGGGTTCGCGTAGGACGAACGTGCTTCATTGCATCCGTGGTGTGCGTCTTGATGCGAGAGGCGTTCAGGGTCGAGACTATGATTGCCCACCCTGGAGTACTCGATACGCCCGACCCGGTACCAATAGTAAATGTAGCCGCCTGCGCTCCTGTAGCCGACACCTCCTTGCTTTCACTAGAAAGGATCTGCCCTGCCGCCGGAACATGCGCCTCATAATTACTGAAGCCCGATCCGGCAGAAATAGGATACGAATCAAAATTAGTATCAAACCCATCGGAGAACATGGTACCCAAGACGAGCTGGTTAGGCGTACTGGTGGTGGCCGTATTTCCGGAGCTCGGCGAAAACCCAGTTCCCGTAGCATCAGCATTCTTGTCAAAGGGGCTGAGAGTCCCCACCCCGTTCCATTCCTCGATGATGTAATCCAGACCATTATTTGTGGGCTGGTTCATCGTTATCTGGTGGCTAGCCCCTCCGGTGATATTATAGGCTAGCCATATGGTGACGTACTTATTGAGAGGGGCATTAATTTTCTCGCCAATCTTCGTAAAAGTATTGCCCTTGTTGTCGGTAACACTCGTAACATGCCCATTGAATACGGCCACGCGCACCACGACAGCCCTTCCACTAGTAGTCGAGCTGTCGAGCGTAACGGCCACTGCAGTGCCAGGAGTGGGCCCAATAGTATTCTTCTTTATCTGTGAGCGAGTGAATCCCATAGATTATTCCTGAAGCAGCCTCCTACGCGTACTGTAAGGCGCTGTGAGGGCGTCAATTAAATATCCGATGTCGTGTCCATCTATGCAATAAAAATAGATTCTATGCGGCTCAAAATGGCTAGATTTTAACTTCATTCTACCCACTCAACTTCGCCTTCGCTTTCATTATGTTGCGGAAAGTTTAGCAGAGCATCGTCCGACTTAAAATTGTTAAACAGTATAGACGCCCCGTCCTGCATTATCATAGCGACATATCGTCCCTTATGCCCAACTAAATGGACCGCAATAGCACCCTCTTGATCTTGGCGCTTAGCTACACGACGGCGCCATACCAGATTCTTGCCCTCACCTAGTTCAAAATTAGCCGCAAAAATAAGATTTCCGGCCGGAGTTATTAACCGAAATGATATGAGAGAATCACGGTCAATATCGCCATAACCATGCTTTGTGCCGTCTTCGTCAATCTGGCGCAAAAAACTACCATCCTCATATATTGCGAGCCACATAAAGCGGTCTTGCAATCGGATAATAGTCTCTTCCGGTGTGGGTGAATTTGTATTTGGCATTGTATTGCACCTTTCTGGCTTCCTCGGCATTGTATTGCCTCGGCCAAGTTATACTAAATTAGTCAATGGACTAACTTTACAGCGGTTCAATATATTGGGGAAGAGTCCACCAGCCGCGCCCAACAGTCACATGAGTCTTCGGATCAACGACCTCTCGTGGTAGCTCACCTTCAAGAGAGTGTCCATAACGTACCGGCTCGTCAAGTTCAACACCGATCTGATGACCGGGATCTTCTTTCGGATCGTTGAGAATGCGAATGGTCCCGGTAGCGATCTTGCCCTCTTCGAGTCCAACGAGGATACGCACCCTCTGACCGCGCTTATATTTTATTGAGTCTAGGTTATCCATCATTTTCTCCTTACGAACTCGTATCGTCATATTGCCAGGTCAACGTCTCACTGCCGGTAGCCCCTGCAGCGGCTGTGGTGCCAACCTCGATCTGATAAACCACCATATCAGCGAAAGTAGAGCTGACCGAGGAGGTGGTTCCCGAAACAGACTTCGGCGACCCACTAGTAAACGCGAAGGCATCTGTGGGCGCGCCTGCAAGACCAGCGTGGTTGCCGGTGGTGAGCTGAGTTCCGGACGTACCAGCGGTGCCGGTGGCCTGAACGTAGCTCGAGGCAGTGTTCATCTTCATGGTGACGCCGGTGCCGAGGTTGTTGGCGCCATCCGTATACCATTTGATGTTGTTGACCGTACCAGCCGTGATAGCTGTTACATCAAGGCGAGTCGTTACCCAGTAAGAATAATTTGTGCCCGCCGAAGGTACCAGGATCGAGTTGGAGGTACCTGCAGTTGTGTGCGCATCTTCAGCGTTGGCTCGCGTATTAATCGACGTAATGTCGGTCAGCGTGGGGCCAGCACCAGTTAGACGGCGAATTAATACTGTAGCTGCCATTAATTTGTCGCTTTCTTATTAGTATTCATCATACCGCAATCCTTGTCTCGGCTGCGCGCGAAGACAGTATGGCAACTCCATCAAACCGGGCGGTAGTGATACCGGTAGCAGAGCCCCCTCCAAACCCATGATTGGTAATAGCGTTAAAGTGAGGATCCGCTTTCGATATCTTGAGGACTCCATTCAAGTAGCACTTAATAATCGAACCGCGAACCACTACTCTCCATGTATCGCCGTTAGCAAAGGTCTCAGTCGTAGTCCCGAGGTTGGTGTTGGCGGCCAATCGCCGACGCTGGAGGATAAAACTCGTGCCGCTGCGGATCAATCGGAAACAGTTATCCACATCCACTACCCGGAAATAAATAGCCGACTCGCTTGAACCCGTACCATAGGTATCCATTACTACCGTAATATCAACATCTGGTGTACCTGAGTCCACGACGACGCACGAGTTCGACGTAGCGGATGATACCCTCGCCTTGTTGGACAAAACAGCCCAAGTGCCATTCACAGAATTCCAGACCTTATTGCCGCTCTCCGTAGTGCCCAGGGCCGCCGCATTGTCCGCTCGTGTAAAGGTGTCCAGAATGGACAAGGGGTCTCCCGTCCTCGTGCGCGTACCGGCCACCGACCGGACCCCAAATGGACTGTGTGTACTGTATGTGGCGCCTGTGATAACGCCGTTGTTAGCGTTGCCCGACGTATCATTGGCAGTCGTACCGCTGCCCTCGTCAAATAACCACTCTCCGACAAGACCACTGGGAACCGTGCCCTTGCGGAAAAGTGCGGCTACATCGCTTGGCGAAGGCGCCCCCGTACCAAGACGAACATTCTTCAGCAGGCCACGATAGAATGCAGTGGACGTGTTGCGAGCACCGATCATGAGATCATTACTGTTTACACAACTGGCAGTAGTACTATCGGTAACACTTTTTTCCATGACACCATCAACATACAGATAAAGCTTGTCGGCACTTGTGTCCCGCACAAATACCAGATTATGCCACCTACCATCTAGGAACGATATATTTGTTAGCGCAGACGGGTTGTTGGTGCCATCATAAATTTTTGCCGTAATTCGCCCTAATGTATCAGTCCTAATCGCCAGCGGATACGCCCCACTACCAGCAAACCACTTCTCCAAAAGTGATAAAGCGGTGGTCTGGTGAGGTGTCCTGAACCATAGCGAGGCCCAATAACTCTGCCCAACAGCGCCAACATTGATCGGGGCGGCGTGGGTAATCCGGACATACTGAGTACTGCCATTAAAATTAAGCGAGGTGCCAGCCGCCCGAGGGGTGCGCCGATTCAGACTGGGCATCAAGATGTGGCCCATCTTAGTGACATTCACCGATCCGTTGTCGTATCGACCCGTATACCAAAGACGCCAACCTTCCGGCGTATGCAGCAGGCAAGATTGATACAGATTGGTTGAGTCCCACGACTGGGAACCACCCGGCACGACCATCGGTTGCTCACTGATGAAGAAATCGGTTCCTTCAAGGTTAGTACTCTGCATGAGAAATACCTTCTGGTTTGACGTACAGTCTCCAGTATGCGTACCTACAACTCCGACAAATCTATTCCCGTAGGGCTTAATATTGAAATGCCATGGGCGCCGAGATCCATAGCCCCAGATATTTACCTGCGTTCCTGAATCCCAAGTTACGCCATCTGCCGAGGTGTACTTGTACATGCCATTGAAAACTCCACCGCAGCCACCATTACGGAACGTCCACATCACATAAGAGCCATCAGGCTTGATGTATACCTGGGGGGAAACATTATCAAGACCTCCGTGGTCGATAACATTAGCATCGCCTGTCCAGGTTATACCATTTGATGACTCGAGCATCCGAGTATGCTCCTGGGCTCCCACGCTCTGACGATAGTAGACCCTAAGCTTCTGGATGTTGGGATCGTAAACCATGGCGGTATCACTGTTGTAGTCACTCGCCCCTACGGGTTTGGGTGCGATCGGATTGGTAAGTCCAGCAGGTACGACCCATGTAAGGCCGTCGTGACTAGCCCACACAGAAGGATTCTCTACAGCACTATCCAAATTCGTGTACGGGGTATTAACCATCCAAAAACGATAGCCATTAAATGTACCCGGATGAAAGTCAACAATATCGGGGTGGGTAGTCTCGCCAGACCCATCGTATGTCTGAAGGGTTAGGGGTGCCAAGGTATTCTGCAGCTTGGTCTTGAGAGCCGCATCAAGGCGTAACATTTAAGCCTCCTGCGGTTTTGCTATCAGGCTCTTTACTTTAGGATCGACATTAACTTTCTCTAGTTCTTTGCCCCGAGCATAGGCTTCGCCATACTCTCGAAGTTCCTGAAGTAGCGAACCCTCATCATAGATAGAAAGACCAGCGATATTCTGGTCCTTATCATCGACATCAAAGGAGACCGTTACGTTTCCGGTAGCTTCGTCAATCTTTTTAATCGTGAATTTCATGAGTCCTCCTAGTTGTAAGCTACGTTTAGTATAGTAGCGGCAGCCGTTACGATAGTGAGGCCCGTCGCAAAACTCTGGTTAAGAATGATCGGCGGGCAGGGAACTGCAGCCGTAGGGGTAAACGCGGGGCAAATAGGGGTGCCCGAGGCGGCAGTGTTGTCGTATACCGTGATCGTACCCAAGGTGCCGCCAAGAATGTTGAGGGCGTGAATGAACCCGGCGCCGGTCTTGGGAGTAGTGGTAGTGGCCGTGGTGATAGTGGCATAGTTGAAGCGCTGCTCGACCTTAAGTACATCTTTGGCGAGGTCTTCACCTGCAATACCGGTACTAAGAGTGACTTTGGCCTGGTCATTCGCCTCATCAAACCCCTTGTCTGGACCCAGAAGAATAACAGCTACAGAATCGCCAGCGGCAAAGTTGGCACTTTTATCTGATAACGTCAGTACATTGGCAGCGAAGGCGATGCTGGTCGTGGGTACACTCTCCATGCTGCCATCAGAATGAACTACCTTAATGATCGCCGAGGCAAAGTGGGCGGCCGTCAAAACCGCCGATAATACGCTGCTTGCATAGGCGCTTAAGGTAATAGTTTTAGCCCCCGTATTGGGGGTTGCTACAAAGTCACCAGACAGGTTGCTATAAGTGGTATTCCCGCCTCCGGCAGAAGAGCCGCCTGAGCCGCCACCAGCAATGATCGGTGCATACGAACCATCGGGCTGCTCCTCATATCCAAGAGCAAGAGGCTCGCCCGTGTTAGTTGCAATCTCTGGGAATGTTGCGATCAAATCTGCTGCCATAATAACCTCATTATAGTTAAGTCTACCACTTTATCAATACCGATCCAGAAACTCCAGGTCATAGGCACGACGGTCAGTTTCCTGGACATATGTCTTGTCTCCGTCGAAGTCCTCTCCATAAGTGATGATCTCACCATCATCCTGAGCAACTTGCTTTATATTTTGATAAGTGCCATCCGCACGCGGTTTGAGATGAATATACTCCAAATACGTTTCCGTGGATAGTACGGCCAAAACCACTTCTCGGATAGTGGGGACAAGCAGAAGAGCCAAGTAATAATTACGCCACCAGGGAGGAGTTTCATCAGGTATCACCAAATAATCCTCGTCTTCCACCCCATAAAGCTCTGCCAGTTCCTCGGCAGTAAAAGTCTCCGTGGTGCCATCATATAGCGTCACAGATCCCGGATAGATAGCATATTTGATATTAGGTATGGCCATAGCCACATAATAAAGCAAAAGGGCCGCAGACGCAGCCCTTTGGCATTAGGAGCAATCACTCTAGCGATCTTCGTCTTCCGACTCTTCCTCATCCTGCTCTTCACTGTCGAGGCTTTGCATATACTCCTCGAGCTCTTCAGGGCTAATCTGAGTAGAGATTGCTTCGGCCAATTTGGTATTGACATCAACACCTTTTAACTCAGCCAGCTTAATTAGCTCTTCGCGGGGCAATTGCATAATGCTTTCTACGGTAGCCATAACACTTCCTCTATTTAACAAAATTTATCATACACGAAAAAAGGCCGCCGAAGCGACCTCTCTCGTGAGACGGGATTGACGATTAGGAACCGTCGCCCACCGAACCATAGACGCCCATCCAGTCGGAGAAACCGGCGCTCCAGCGAGCGACAGCCTTCCACTTTGCGGCTTCGTTATCGAAGTCGTAGACCGGACCCTTAACACCTTCATCCTTACGGTTGAAGAAGTTAAGCTCGTGGGCTTGCATATCGAGCACGAACCAAGCAGTCGTACTGGTAAGGTACGGCCACACGACGAGGTTCAGTGCACCCTTGATCGGGTTGATGTCGTTGTTGGCGTTACCGATGACCTGGGTGGTCTCGAGAATAACGCGGGCAGTGAACTCTAGTGCGGTTGGCACAAGCAGAGTATCCGGGTTGAAGTGGATAATCTGGTTCTTCGAGTCGCGGCGGGTCTTCATCGCAGTGATGACGGCCTGTAGGGATGTTTGAGACAGGGCCGTGGTGATCTTGTTCGACTGGACTACGTTTCCTTGACGGTTAACGTGATCTGTTGCGAATAGAGCCTTGGCATCGCCACCTGTAAATGGTGCCAGACCGCCACCTCCGGCTGTGAAGCCGTAGTTGAACACGTCGGCTGCCATCTGCTCGCGGGTACGCATCTTGGAGAGCGCCAGCGACTTCGGTAGCTTCTGAATCATATTGAACTTTTCGTCGTCGATCATCTCTTGCGAGACCATGCGACCCTTGGCAAACTTGCGGTGGACGTAGGTTACTTCCCAGCCCGGAACTGCATCCTCATACGGGATGGCTCCCAACTCTGGCACCTCTTCCAGTTGACCGATGCCGCTAAGCGCAACATCTTTCTCGAACGCCTTGGTGGAGTTCATGACGTGGAAGATCTTATCATACATAGACTGGAAATTTTCTTCCGTCTCGTTGAAGATCGCGCGGAAATTGGGGTCTAGGGCCATAACCCACTTTGGTCGTGATTCAGCCATTGCTTAAACCCTTACTTAGTTAGTATTAAAGTTCGATCTGGTTTTCAGCAATGCGATAGATACCATAGGTACTATCAGTGCCACGAATGCCAGGGTTAAACTTTTCCAACACTAGCTGACCAGTGGTGGTGACGGTGCTCGTATCGACCAATTGAGAACCGGGGTTACCTATAAGGTCAAAATATTGACCCTGGTGGGTAACGGCGAGCGTGGTGCCAATGTTATCGCCCTTAAGCAGATAACGAGCATCCTTCTCAATGCGGACCAAAACCTTGACGGTTCCGGCAGCATTACCAGTGTGAGACAGGGCAGTGGTGCGGCCAGCAATAAAGTCAGCGTCAGAGCGACCTTCTACCGTACCGAGCAGGCGCTTTCCGGCGATGCTATCCGAGGTAACGCGACCATTCGCGTCCAGATACACATACTCATCATTGTAAACAACCGAACCGTTAGTGACCGCGTATTCGCTGGTTACAGAGTTTGTGCCGCCTTGCGCTCGCCCAAGATACTGATTTGTAACAGCCATTTTGGACTCCTGAAAGGATTAATTATCGTTACTTTCGCCCGTACTTGGTGAGTTTATCGCTCGACAAGTTCATTTTGCTGGCAAAATCAAGCGTCATATCTGAGAATTCATTCCCAGTCGATGCCTTTTTCTTGCTTCCCTGCGGACGGGTTGGGGCCGCAGTTCTCTTCAGCGCTCCGCCTACCTTGCTCTTCGAGGGCTTATCCTCGGCTTCCACCGATTTATCCTCGAGACCAAGTTGCCTATACGCTGCCTTCATCAGTTCCCCGGAGGTCGGTACACGCTTCTCCTTCTGATATATCGCAGCCGCCAAGTGATTCATCCAATATTTTACATCGGCATTAATCTTAGGGTCAGACATAACTTCTGGATTAGCAGTAGCAAATGCTTCCGCTTCTTCAGTACTCTTTTTTTCCCAGTCCGTCTCAGCATTCACTAAGAACGGATCGCGAGCGGCACTAGGAATGCCTGGAGCACCTTCTGGCGTCTTGCCATCGCTACCGGATCCCTCAACGCCCTTCAGTAAATTATGAAGCTGTGTTGCAAACTTCTCATCCTTCTGGGCCGCCGCCATAATAGCGTCGATCTGCCGAGTCTTCTGAGTCAACTGAGTGTTGAGACGAATTCCCTCAGCGGAGCTTTCCTTGTAGCCTTTTTCGAGGTTCTTAAGATACGTTTCTTGCTTGCCGTCACCGGCAAACTGCGGAAACGCAAAGTCAGCAGATGATGCCTTATCGTCCGTTTTAGACTTATCCGAATCCTTATCATCCTCTGAATCATCAGCGTCGTCCGACTCATCGTCGCCTTCAGCGTCATCATCGTCAGCAGAATCGTCTTCATCCTCGTCCGATTCATCATCCCCCTCGTCATCGTCGTCACTATTCTGATCGTCGACCTTCGTATCCTGTTTGCTTTCGTCTTCCGCATTAGCGGTTTCTACGGCTGATCGGATTGCGTCTGCCTGCGATCGATCGGTGCGAGTATCTGAGTCATTGGGTGTTGCCATTGTAAAAATCCTTTCTCGGTCCTCTCATATGGGGTTTTTGTTCCCCGAGCGGTTTCCCGATATAAGCGGTGTGCCGCTACCCAAGGTGGCTCCTTCGGTAGCTGCTTCTGCCTACTCTACTTCAACGCCTTCAGTATCAGCGTCGAGCTGCTTTTTGTTATAGTCCTCGGCAACACGGACCAGCTCTTTGATGAGCCACTCCGCTTCGTTCGCCTTACCCTTTTGATACCACAAATCCTGTTCAGATGCACCCGCACTCAAAAGAGTCATAGCAATTTTCGTTACACGCTTAGGGCGTATAACACGGGATATGATACGAAAGAACTCGGTCTCTACACCTTGAGCAATAATTTCTTTTTGAATATCGGTGTACCGAATTTCCCCAATTTTGGCTGGTTGCTTCTTGCTCATGGTTTTACTTTAGCGACCTTAATTCGATTATGCAACAACACCAGCGCCACTGTCTACGGTGCGCTCAGGCGCCACTGGGCCGCCAGGAGACCCTATAGGAGTCGCGTTACCGCCTCCACCCTGCTCCGGGCCACCTCCGGGTGCCGGGGCACCTCCTGAGCCTCCTCCTGTGCCCATGAGGTCCGCTACTGAACCGGTCTGAGGGTTATTCTCGTGCTCATCGGCAATGTGCTTAGCCACCGCGTCCTGGACCGGCTTGGAAAGGTTGGCAAAGGCGCGGGTCTCAGTAAAGTTGATGTGCTGCAGGGTGTGCATCATGGTAGCGTTGGGTGTGCCCGGAAGCGCAAAGATCTTGCCGGTCTCCTCCATTCGCATGAAGAGCGCGTTTTCCTGGTCGGCGAGTGTAACCATCTCAGCTTCGGACATGCCGCCACTGCGCAGCCAGCGCTCTTTCGAGAGGTCGGCCGCCTCAATGAGGTCTTCGTAGATGCCTTCGGCGTTGGCGTGCTGCATGAAGAGCGGATTGGTCGCGGCCATGGTAGCCATTTCCTTCATGTTGGCAAGCTTGATCGGCTTCGATACTACGGTGTTTGCCGCAGCGCTCACGATAATGTCGAACTGGCCGTCCATGTAGCCCGAGTAGGTGTCATCGAGCTTCAAGCGCGACTTGCCCGGGATCTTAGTGGCCTTCATCTCAACTTTTTCGCCCTTATCAGGGTCGCCAATAACCTTATACTCGAGACCGTCCACCTTGACCGTGCGGTAAACTGTCTTCTCGTGCCACTTATTGTTTTCGAATACACGCTCCTGGCGCCCATATGGGTAGAAGAATTGGATATTGGACCATTTCTTCTGGCCCAGACACACGAGGGTCTGCATATTCGTAAGCGTATTGATGAGATTTATGCGCTTCTGGGTGGATTCCTTGATGACCGCAGCCTCAAACGCCGTGCCACCAGTGGACTCAGCCGGGAGTTCGGACATACCGTGGGCGCGGCGCTCGTCTTCCTTGAGTGTTTCATCCATGCGAATCGAGCTGCTCGGTACGTCACCATACTCGAGAGGCATGATGGCCTGGTTAAGTGGGAGGCCATTGGTGTTGACCTTAACGAGACCGTGGGGCCGTGGCGTGAGATCGTCCTCATCGAGGTCGAAGAGGTCGTTGACGAGGAACATTTTGCTGTTGTGGAGCTTCCCACGGTCGAGCTGGATGTTGCGGTTGGACCGGCGCTCTTCCACGAGGGTGTAGATGATCTGGGGAATACCCATACCATAGATGCTGCCGAGGACCGGGTAGAAGTTCCACACGTCGATAGGGAGCTGCTTGTGGCGGGACATCATGGGTCCCTGGCGAATAAGTACGTTGTTGGCGAGCACATCGTAGGAATCAGTGATCTTGTTCCAGTAGTGCAGAATTTCCACGTCTTTGTTGGTGATATCGTCGGCCTTCTTGAAGAAACCGGCCTTGGGGTCGAGTGACCCGGCAGGCACTACCTCCGAAATATTTTTGAAGCCATGCTTGCCGTCGTAGAGCGACATAAACGTGTCGTGATCCAGTACCTCACGATAAATACAGTCGTTACGGTATTTGGCATCTTCAGCTCCAGGATCGTTATACACAGACCAGTTATCCACGAACCGCGTATAAACATCGTCAAAGTCGACGATTTCCTTCTTTTTATAGACGATCTCACCCTTCTTGAAGTCTTCCGGGTACTGGACTTCGCGGGTCTCATAACGGTATTCCTCGAGCGTAAACGCGGTGCCACGAATAGCCGTACACTGCCGAGCTTTGTGCGTTTCTACATCAAATTCCGTCACATCCATAGCGTGTTGGAAAATATGATTGTTATATTGCTCTAGTTTCGCATCAGACTCTTCTACGCCTTCGAGTTGTGGGCGCGGTCGGAGATCAATTGTTTCCTGAAGATGCGTCTGAATAGCCGAGAAGCCGTCCGGCAAGACCACATCAGCTCGCCAGTCCTCTGGATCACGCTCTGGCGCCCACATCTGATACATCTTATCACCCAAATCCCAAGCTTTTTCAGCCTCTTTGCGTTTCGAGTCATCGCGCATAGCGCTAAAACGGTCAAAAACGCGCTTACGCCCTTCGCGCTCCGCTTTGCCAGGCTTATAACTGTAGACGTTACCGGCACCATCGGTAGATTTTACAGCGTTTTTATTGTCTTTTTTGCCCCGATAATCGTGTGTGAGTTTCGGAGCCGACGTAGCAGTTGCCATTTAGTACCCTACCATTGGTGATCGTGGTTTGTTAAGCATTGTAATACGGTCCTTGTGCTTTTGCCTAGCTTTAGGGTCAGGATTTTCCCGACGCGGTTTACGCCCTATCCTCAATATACCACTCCAAGCATCAGACGCATCGTCATTCTTAGCCTTCGGGTATCGCATTAGCTCGCGCTCGAGAGTCCCAATACCTGGCGCGCCAATAATATGGTGAGCCGTATGGCGCTCATAGTAGGGCGAGAGAGCCTTGATCCGATCCTCTTTTGAATTCGGATGTTGCCGCACTAGGATCACTCGTATACGCCGCTTGCCTTCCAGTTGCCGCTTCATCTGAGCCTGCTCGAGGTCATGCTCAAGCGTTTTGGTTCCAATGACTTCGAGCTGCCACGTAAGCGTAATACCCATGGCAAAAAACTGATCGTCCAATTCAAACATAGAATCGATGATGTCGGCGTATGACGCCTTCCAACGCTTCACCAAACGAGCATAGATCTCACCTAATCCATCCATGCCGCCAATAACAATGGCCGCATAGTCAGATTTTTTGCCGGTCGTACCGGGTCGCGTATAGCTCGGGTCCACTAAGCCATACCAGTTGATTGCAGTATTCTCGATGTCCTTCAAAGTGCGATAAGAAAAATTCTCTCGCTTAAAATCGGCCGTCTCATCGTCTACTGGGTTATTCAGGTACTGACAAGAATAAATATATCCACCTTGCTTTTTGCGCTGTTTCATTAGGAAACCAGCGTCGAGCTTCTTCGGATAAAAAAGTACACCCTCCTCTGATTCTGCTGATCGAGTTATAAAATTAAATTCGTCCTGTTCCTCTTCAATAATCGCGCTATAAAGGTCGTCGTCATCCCAGCGAGTACCGATAACAGCCACCGACTTACCGGGATCGAGCAACGAGAATGCTAGTTTGTAATGATCTTTCACTACCTGACGCTGATCGGCGGTTTTAGAGTTCTTCTCGGAGTGAAGGTCGTCCATCAAGATGAGATCATAGTGCATGCCGTTTTTCGTCACATCAATACCGGCGCAGTCAATGCTTGGCTCCTTTCGGGCCTTACTCCGGCAAGTAAGCACAATCATTTCGGTCGACCACGTTTCGGTACCGTCAGGCTGCTCGCGGCTCTTTTTTTCGTCGGGCATAATACCGTGGATGGCATAAAACAGCTTACGGAGCTTCTGGTTGCCCTGGTAATGGCCCTTAATCTCGGTCAAGAATGCTTTGGACTTGGTAAACGTCTCTGAATCGAGAAGCACCCGGTCCTCCGGAAAATTGAGGTGCCACTGAATGGCGAAGCCAATGGTGATGACGGTGCTTTTGAGCGTTCCACGGGGCATCAGGGCGAGGATCTGATTGAGCCGGTGGTCGAATTTATCTTCAATGGCACCCGTATCCGGATTGGGCTCAAACTGATGCTGCCATTCCCAGAATTCCTGCTTTTGCTCTTCAGTCGGCATCCCCTCTTCCTCTTCCCGGCCGTAGTCCGAGGGGAACTCGTATTGCAGCACATCCTCTGGATGCTGGTAGAAAAGCAGGGGCCGCATTGAACGGCAGAGCGGGCCGTGGACCTTGGCGTCCAGGACCTCCTCGCCGCCGAGAATATATTTGCACAAATAGTACAAATCAACCTTGCACCGCTCTATGACCATTTGGTAGGCAGCCGCTTCCGCTTGAGCCTTAATCTGTGCTAAATCCATAGCTTAACTATGAAACAAAAAAAGCCCCGGTACAAGACCGAGGCTCAAAGCAGAACGTGCAACCACACACGGCCGACAAGTCGGCTCGTTAATTATAGCCGAATTGCCTCATGGTTGCCTGTAATTTTGCCAGGGCTTCTTTTAATTTCGCCCCATCATTGCGTATCTTCTCGATAGCTCCCATATCGGCTGCCTCCTCAACGGCCATGATGCACCTTATTACGCCAAAATTCTTTGACGATTTTGACAATAACCATCGGATTCGCCTTCTCTTTTTTGGCGGCTCTGGTCGCAGCCGACGACTCGATATTGGCGTATAAACTCATAAAAACAACAAATGGAACTGAATATTTCAGATCAGAGAACATCGTAACCGGCACTAAAGAAATCCAGCCCATCATCAGGTAGGTGTGGCGGTTCTTTTGGAAATGCCTGTACAACTTGACCATGGATTTAAGCTTATCACACAAAAATACGTCCGTGGTAACAAGGAGGTGAGCACTCGCTACACAGACGTATTTTTGGACAGGGAGGCGGGCTTGCACCGCCGCCGAGGTGGTTCGACGCTTAAGGGCATCCCTGCTAAAACCTAGCGACAACTAGTGATTGTCCAGAGGCACATTCTAAAATGTCCTGTATACAGCTCGAGAGCTGCTGAAGGGCCACTCACCTTTTGCGTTCCTCCGGCGTTCGCATCGGATAAATCCGTTACTACTTGACGCGAAACTACTAGCTACTCAGGTATTGCGGACCCACAGCGGATCTCGAGGTTTCAAACCTCCGGCGCCAGGATCAGCCACTATCACAGAAAAGGAGGGTGCATTCTCCGTGACGGTAGCCGATCTGGACGCCGGAGGGTCCAAGCAGAAAATCAAGCCAGGCCCTATGCCTGTTACGATCACCTTAGCGCTTTTTGCGGTTTCGTGTCAAGAGTTTCTTTTGCGCCGCAAACGCGACCAGAGTCTCGTTCACAATGTGGCCAATTGTATGGCCGAACACCTCCTCCGTTGCGGGTTCTACCTGCAAAGAAGCCCACTGGAAAAGGTGCATGGCGGCGTGGACCGCTTCATGAGCGAGGGTGGCGTGCTCACGAGCGCTGGCCGGATACCGAGGGATCCAGATCACTGGCACATATCCACTACGGAAAAAGCATTTGCCTCTCGCCTTGTAGCCCCAATTATCGATGTGCGACATATCGTCCTCTTCAAATTTCCAGGCCACATATTCGAGTGCCTTCTCGTATGGCCCGGCAATGCAAACCACTTTGAAGTCGAATATGCCCATGTACACCTCGGCCTCCATCAGACCGAGGGTACGGGCTTTCCTAGTCATCAAGTACAGGGCTCTCTTTCGGCCTTGGCCTTGGCATTTTCCAGAGTACTGGCGCCCCAAGTTTTCTTGCATCTTTCACACTCGAACGTTTGGCGCGATTTGGGGCAATCGCATTGCTTTTTCTTCAGCTGATGTTTGAAAAGAACCTGAGCCACGACTACGCCTTAATGGTGCGGAGCATCGGGAGACCAGTGCGCTCGTTCTCAATCACTTCGTGGGTGGCGGGCTTCTCGGCTACGGCAGTATCCTCACGAATGTCCTTAGCAAAGAAATAAATCTGCTGCTCACGCCCACCCTTGAGGGTGACGACTTTGCCATGAAGAAAATACTCCTGGCCCCTTGAATTAATGTAGGCGTAGGCTTTAGCGGTTTTGGCGGTTGCCATATCTGGACTCCTTGTTACTCCTTCAGGTTACAACAGGTTAGACAACCCGTCAATAGAGTTTACGAGCCTTAATACAATTTAAGTAATCGACGAGTTGGCCCCCACCAACTTCACCGCCCCCAAGCCATTACGATCGAAAATATTTCCGGTGCCCCGGTTATTATTACTGGATCCCACTTCCTCTAAGCCATACGCCTGCCGAGTGGCCCCACTGCCGGAATCTCCGGAGCGGTTGCCGTTGACCCCGAGGTCTGTCACGTTCTCGAGGAAGATACCGGAATAAGTATCCGGCGCCAAACGGCTAGCGTTATGATTGACGTTGCCATTCAGTGTCCCCCTAGCTGCTCCGTTGATGTAGAAGCCATGGGCGCCTGCATTAAACGAGTGATTATTATTCATCAGACAATAGGCGGCCTTTACGTGATAGTTATTGCCCCCGGACCCTACCGATGTGCAGAGCGCCACCTTAGTGAGCTCCGTTGAATCCACCATCATCCCCGCCACATTAAGCGCTGGATCGGGATTTATCCCGCACTCTTCCGTCCTCACATTAATAATTTCGCTCAGCAAACCCCCTCCAGTGGTGCGACGATTTCGTACCCCATAACTAACCATCCGCCTCACCACGCCATGACGAATTGTATTACTGGAGGTATTGCTCATGTAGACCCCAATGTCGTCCCCGTCTTCAATCACGAAGTCCTCTAAGACGTTGTGAGAGCCCGAGGCGCCATCGAAAACCACCGCGCTGTCCGGGAAGTTCCTGACCCGGATATTCCGGATGGTGCAGTCCGTGGTATTGAGAAAGCGCACCATGTCCCTGGGTACGCTAGGCGTGGGGTTGTCGCCCTCCCTGTTCCCGTCTATCCGCAGGCCCTCGAGCGTGATGTCGGTCGCCCCTACCGTGCGGTTCTTGAAGATGGCATTATAATTCGAGCCATTGCCGTATTTAATCAATAGCCCCGGAGAAAATGTCACCTTCACATGAGAATCAATCATCAATGAACTATAAATTTCTGCCGGTAACGGACCCTCTTTGCAATGCAGCCAACCCCCTGTCGTGCTGAACTGGTCCAGAGCCTCTTGGAATTTTTGAGTAGCATTATCGGCCCCGTAGATATAATGCGATTTCGGGTCCTGTCCAATTATTAAAAACGGCTCCACCTCAGTCTCCTTTACGGGCGCTAATGATACTTAAACTTCGTAAATGGCATAAATAAAATCCCGGTAGGCGTCCCGGTCTACCTGCATGTCAAATTTCTCACCAAACCCGTTCTCAGTCATAATACCCTGAGCAGATCCGGCGCTTGCGCCCGCGCGAATTTTGAGAGCATCCCACTTCTGCTTTATGGTCTTTACTCGTGCTGTCACAAGCTGTTTGGCACCGTAGCAAATAGCATACGCCTCCCGCATGGTAAATGTCTCGACCAGACGCGGGTTCAGCTCGTAGCCCAGCTTGTAGAATGTGTCTCCATCCTTCATCAATCCATAGCCCATTTCGTGCATCTGCTTAATGGTATCGCCATGGATGCGTTTAGCCTCTTCCAGTTCTGGTGAGCTGTCGTGGTTATTTGCCATTTCAATCTCCTTTACGGGCCTTAACGTTATTTTCTGGCTGGCCTGTCATCGACTCCCACACGAACCATTTACCCGTAGTACTTCGGCCCATGTGCATGTCTCGATGCCCCGGGGTCTGCTCACACGTTACGCTAGAACGCGGTCCTCGTCTCCGATCACATGTCTTCTCGGGCTCGAGCACTAGTCTGTAGGGACTTCTCATCACCAGTCTCCGAAGTCTGACTCGCTCACCATAGTGTCCTTCGGTGGCAGCTTAATATTTGCAGCCTCCTCCGCGAGCTCAGGATTGTTAATGCGTTTCTGTGGTCCATTTCTCGAAATAATCGTATTAGCGCCGGTAAACGCCCTACCTCTAGGGGCATTCTTCCACCGCCCACGTCTCTTCATCTCACTCCTGATGGCCTTGAAGAGAGACGAGTGCGGTCCCATCACCTGCATGGCGGCGACGAGATCTTCGATATTTATACGGGGGGTCGACTTTACTGTTTTCATACAATCATGTTAGCGGGCCTAAATGAAATATGCAAGTCGGGCAAAAATTACTAAAAATTGTATTAAGGGCGGTAAACTGCATCAACATATTAAGAGGTCAATAATGCCAGCACCTATATCTGTTAGAGGGGGTCTGTAGGGGGTCTAAAATTTTTTATATGCGCGGGGGGTGGTGGGGATGTTTATGCCAGCTATCACGGTCAAAATAGTATATATAGTGTCTATTTTTTTGTATATGGAGAGGGGGGTGGGACTCTATAGAGAAGACGTACCCCCGCATGGCACCAAGCGGGTGGGGTGGGGGTGTGCCACACATTATGATGCCATGACATGCCCAAAAAGTAAATAGGAGTAAAAACTCAATTAAGGCCGCTAACTACACTCAAACAAAGTAATAAGGCTAGCCCTTCTAATGGCTTATAACGAGTAATGGCTCTGTTAAGCCATCAGCGCACATTACTGATTGTGCGACATAGGCCTTTTTGAGAGCGAGTGGTATGATTGCACCCCTTTTATGCGAGCAATCACGCACGAACGGAGACGTATTGGCACGCCCCCTCCCGCCCCTCACATAGCTCGCATCAACTCACACACTCACCACGCCAACTCCTACCCTACATACTATCCATAGGACTAGTAATAGTAGTACTCATTGTATCTATATTAGCTATCGTACTGAGGATGTGGCTCCCC